GTGCATATCCTTATTATGGTAACAATACTGCGATTTTAGAAGATAATTTTGGATGGAGTGGCATTAGTATTGAGTGGGGTAAAGATTTTTGTGAGCAGTATTCTAAAGAGAGAAAGAATACAAAGGTATTTTGTGATGATGCGACCAAGATTGGTTACAAACCACTATTAGATGGAAACTTCGATACAAATGTCATTGACTATTTGCAGCTTGATATAGAACCTGCGGTCAACACATACAATGTATTACTAAAAATTCCATTCGACGAATATAAGTTTGCTGTTATCACATATGAGCACGATCACTACATCGATTATTCCAGACAGTGCAGGGATTTGTCAAGGAAGTATCTTGAATCGAAAGGATATGTGATGGTTGTTAATGACATCTCAAACGATGGTGTTGCTGCGTATGAAGATTGGTGGATACATCCTGATCTAGTTGACACTGATGTGTTTGATATATTCCATGACATTACTGATACCCCACATGACGTGGTGAAATACATGGTGCCAGGTCTCACTAACTGAAACCTCTGAAATGTCCTAGGGGTGGCAGCACTCTTATCGTGAGTAGTCTCGACAAACTTATTTTTGTTGCCTCCTTCGTGTGGTTTCTACACTGGGGAGGTCGTGTATTTCAATCTACTCTAAATTATGCTTTCTCTTAGTATTGGTGGTTATGGTTTCTCTTCAAAACGTGCTGAGAAAATAGTCAACTGGTTTATCAAAAAATATCTTCCAAGGCACAAGCTTCATATATTCATATGGCATCGTGGTATGAAGCGTGATTGTGCCATGGCATGGGTTGGTCCTGTTGGATCTCACTATCGTCCTAGAAATTTTGAGATCGAAGTGCAATCCAACTTAGATCCCGATACCTACACAATCGTGCTCTTACATGAGTTGTGGCATGTATTACAACACGTTAGGGGGGATTTATCCTTCGCACGCAACAAACGCTGCTGGAAGGGCATAGACTGCTCTCATATGGACTATACGGAAGAACCTTGGGAAGTCGAAGCACATAAGATGGAAACGATATTACTTGACAAATATCTAAAATCTGTGTAGAATACCTTTGTTAGGGTTGATGAGAAATAATATCTCTATTAAATACTTTTAGGAATGGTAAATCAAATGCTAGTTTCAATACTATTCTACGTCACTTTGTCATGTGCAGAAGCAAATAGTGTGATTAAAAATGTTGTAAAAGTGCCGTCCAATATTTTGAATAGAGAGCAAAAGATTGAAATTATTGACGAACTAAGATGGTCTGCACCAAGAGAATGTAAATTTAGAGGAGTTGAAAATGTATGAAGAATTAGATTGCTTTGAGAGAGCATTACAACACTTTGGCACAAGAGTAGAAATTATTGCTGCTATGGAAATGGCAAATAAGATTAAGACAGAAGATGCATATCAGCAGATCAAGGACGAACTAAAGGAATTAAAGAAGGTCAGGAAGATTATGAAGAAAGGTGATTGTGAATCTTAAAACAATATTAAATTATATGCAAATGTCATCATCTGATGATATAATTATTAAGCACTAGAGAAATGTCTATGTCACTTCCATCAAAATCGAAACGTCTTTCTCGCGATGAAATCGATTCGATCGAAAGTGCTGTTAATGACTCCGATATTCGTGCTATTCATCCAGATAAAATGGAAGAATGGGCAGAGCATTTGGTTGAAAAACTTCGATCGAGCGAGAGCAATAGACAATCCAAATAGTGTCACAGAGGGGGTTGCAAGACCCTCTCTTTTTTTGTATATTACCTAAAGATTCACAAATTCACATGAAATTTGCATTTGCTGCTTTAGTTTTGGGGTTGAGTGTAACTCCTGCTGTTGCACATCCTGTCAACTATAGAGTTACTGAGTCTATTAACCTGACAACCACTAGGAATTGTCATATGCACCCTAAGCGTATGGTTTTTCACTGCCACAAGCATGAAGCTGATCATCACAAGAATGATCGTAACTCTGTATACTACAATCATCGTCATGTGAAGCACACTCACACTCATGCACATCATCACCATCCTGTTTCTGTAATCAAAGTGAAGATTAAGTAAATATTTTTCTCGTATAACTAACTATTCACTATTTGTTGACAATGACTGACCAAGAAATGCAACTCGCCGCTCAAGAATTTTGGGAGGAGATTGAAAAAGAAGCAGAAAAACTTGAGATCACTGTCGATTATTATCTTGAAGAGTTTTTCTGCTCTTGACTTCATCATTGTTTTGGATTAAAATCAACAAGTAATCAACAAAGACAAATGGCACAGAAATTCTTTTATGTTGTTGACCACTTCGTCCCTTTTCCTACATCAGAATATGGTGGGATCTGGAATGTTGTCGCAGAGAATGATGAGGAATGCTTCGATTTGATTGCAGCATCTGATGAAGGTTTCAATGAGACCAGTTACAGCACTCTGCGAGAGAATATCATGAAAGCAGTAACATTCCAACTTGCCGAAGATGTCAAATCTGCAGTTATCGAGGAATTTACCACATGACCAACCCCTTAAAACCTTCACCTGATATGATTGTTGGGTGGGATGCTCATCTCAAGAATGGAAACATTTATCGAGTTGAGATTCAACTTCCCATGAAAGACGATCAAGGTGGTGAAGCATTTTTAGATGTATGCGTCGATGTGATAGCACCAAATCGAGATCTTGCGTGCTATATTGTATCTACAATGTATCCTGATTATGACTCAATGTGCTCCGATGACCGACCTTTGTCCGCCTGATTTTTGTCATCAACCTCCTAAAGGTTACACCTATGAATTCAAGTCTTTCAAAAGAAATGTCACTTCTATTTGGATTCGTAATCATGCTGTTTTTTCTTATACCGCTGATCCAGTTAGATCGATCTGGGGTTTCTACGACAGAAAGAAGAAATGCTATTACGCGCCTGTTAATGCCTCCAAGTCAGGTGATTCAGTAGATATTATGAATACAACTCCCTACAGTGCGATGCAACTGAATCTCAATCCTTTGCAGAGAGCATTCCTGTGACTTACACTCCTCACATCGATGACTATGTTAAGTGGAATAATGTAGAGGGGTGGGTGTATTTTGTTGATGATGAATACATCACGATTGAGATATCTGTAAAGGATAAACCTGATGATCTTGTCAAAATGCACAAGAAAATCCATTGTCTAATTGTATGTCAATGTTATGCGTGGAATGAGTTAGAATATATACATTCTCGACAATATAAAAATGCGTCAAATCTGGACGATATGGAAATATTCACTCGGAAGCTTTAGTGACACAAAGACAGAAACTTATGATGATTGGGTTGCTCTCATTCGCACCCTTATATTTGTTAGTTACATGGTCACTAACGTTTTTATTGTATCTGGAGTATTAAGGCACTGGAATGATGTACCAAGTGAAGTATCTCAAACCCAAGAAAAAGGGTTACTCAAAGCAGACTGCAACTTTTCTAAAGATTGAGGATGCTGTAATGTGGGAGGGCATTATCAAGGATCAGGGTGCAACAAACATCCAAATCCTTGCGAAATAGAAACTGAAACCTCCAAAATGTCCAAGTAGTGTAAGCAACCAACTGATTTATGTCTCCTGAAGAATTCTGGTCTGAATATGAAGAGTGCATCGGTGAGGTCTATGACTTTGCTGATGACATCGAAGACATTGTAGATGACAAGCACAATGTCATCCTGTGCGATGAGTTTTCTCAAGAAGACTACACCGTCTGATTCAACTTTTAACTAAACACAAAATGACTTCTAACATTCTCCTGCACCTTCAAGATCTCCGCAAAGCATGGCGTGATCAGGATTATCGATATACTAAAGATCAGAAAGAGCAGTATGATATGTTGCTTCAAGCACGTCGAGATCGTGTGTCTGAGTTATACAAAGAAGGTCGTGTTTGGGTAGGACCTAAGATCAGCACTAAATCCACCGAAGAAGAGGAAGATTGATGACTGAAATCTTTGATTGGACCTTTGGATTTATTTGTTTTTTTGTCGTCATTTTCGTTCTTTCATTCGTCCTCAATTGGATTCTTTTTCCATAAAGGAGCACCTTTGATAAATAAGGGGAGAGATCCCCTTATTTTTTTGTATGAAAACCTATCAGCAGTTTGCCTCACTAATTCAAGAAAGAATGGATGATGAATTGAGAGGAAGTTCTCAGATCACTGGTGGTGCTGGCGGCACTAAGATTGGTCGTGATCGTAAGAAGACTCCAGCAGAAATGCGCCGCACTAGAGCAGTCGGTGGCGGCAAAACTGAGGTGATTAAACCATACAAAAAAAGATCAGATCAGGGCAAGCAACGTGGATCTCAGGGACCAGAATTGAAAGCAGGCACAGCAGGCACCAAAGGATCTGCTAAGATGAGTGCAAAAGAATTGCAGAGAAAAGCATACTTAGAAAGAAAAGCAAGGGAGAAGGGTGGCGGAAGTGCATCAGCACCATCTAAGCAAGAGAAAGCAGCAGTTTCAAGAAAAATGACACAGAAACCCAAGAAAGAGGTTTCTTCCAAGTATAAACCACAGAAAGCTAGTGGATACACTAGAATCGAAAGGCAGAAGATGCAGAGAGTTGGTGATAGAATTATCAAGGACATCCGTGCAGGTAAGAATAAACCTGCAAAAGACTATGAGAAGTGATACTAACTGAAACCTGCAAAATGTCCTAGGGGTAAGTCTTGACAGACTGCCCCTTTTCTTTTATACTGGTTGTATGAAACTCAAAGATCGTCCTGTCGTGGATCAAACTGCTTCAACTCTTGGCGCTGTTTATCGTCGCCTGATTCCGGTTGCTCTCAATGAGATGACCAGCATTCTCAACCAGATGCTCAGCGTGATCGACAAAGATCTTGATGGCATGGGTGGCACTGTTGATAAGACTAAGTTTCTTGCACATGTGCAACCGATTGCTTTCAAGCGTGCTGCTGAGAAACTCAATGTTGACTATCAATTTGTCAATGCTGACGGATACGATACCCAGATCAATGTCACCGAGGATGGTGCAGATATTCAGTTTTGCATTGAGGATAAAATGTCCTTGATGGAGTCTACTGACTCTTTTGCTACTGGTAACAACCACAGCAAAGTCAAGGATTACACTCACTTTGTGCTGAAGCTTCAGAATATTGGTAACATCTTCACGTCTTGCTTTGCTGCACTGATTGATGTCCCCAATCTTAAAGAGGGATCTGGATGGGATGATACGGTCACCAAGACTGGTAACAATAACAATGGATTTTCTTCACTGAAAGTGCTTGTTGAGGACATCAATAAAGTTGAAGTCATCTACGGTGACATTCGCCCTGCTAAGAAATATCTCCACTCTGTTTACGAAACCCTTAATGCTTGATCTAAACAAAACTTATCTGATGAGTTGCATCGAAGGGATGCAACAGATGGACGCAGAGAGTGTTGATCTCTGCGTCACTTCTCCTCCGTATGATGACCTGAGGACATACAATGACAGCAGCAAATGGGATTTCAATGTCTTCAAAGAGGTTGCTGCTGGTCTCGCACGGGTGCTAAAACCTGGTGGAGTTATCATGTGGAATGTCAATGATGCAACGATTGGAGGAAGTGAAACTGGTAGTAGTTTTCGTCAATGCCTTCATTTTATGGATGCTCATGGTCTTCGTCTTCATGACACCATGATCTATGAAAAGACAGGCACAGCATTCGCATCTGGTCCTAAGAGTGTGAGATATACTCAGATCTTTGAGTATTGCTTCATACTATCCAAGGGTAAACCAAAGACGATCAATCTCATTCAGGACAAGAAGAATAAGTGGGCAGGATATACATCGTTTGGTAATGCTGTCACTCGTAAGAAAGATGGCACCTTCAATGATCCTGGCAAAAAGAGTAATGAGATCAGGGAATGGGGTGTGAGAAATAATATTTGGAAGATCAAGAATAGTGGTGGGTTTGGTCAATCTTCCAAGGCAAGCTACAAGCATCCTGCTACCATGCCTGAAGAATTGGCACGCGGTCATGTCAAAACATGGTCAGACCCCGGTGATGTTGTTATCGATCCATTCATGGGGTCTGGCACCACTGCCCAGGTATGTATTGAGGAGGATCGTAAATTTATTGGGTTTGAAATTGATGAGCAATATCACTCTATGTGTGAGCAAAGAATCACACCATTAACAAACAATATTCTTACAATCCTGGATGATAGCAACTGAAACCTCTAAAATGTCCTAGAGGTATAAGCACACGATTCACATGAAAGAATACACAATCGACGAATACACTCTCGGAATGATGATTCAAAGTCTGAAAGAAAGCATCCAAGTTTCTTATGATGCACCAAAAAATGCTGACGAGGGTTATCCTTATGCCACTGGTTATTCCCGCTCTTGTATGATGAGCACTCTCGAAACTCTTGAGCGTATCAAAAACTGAAACCTCTAAATTGTCCTAAGGGTATGATGACAACTAAAATGCAAAACAAGCACCTTGAGCACCCCGAAGATTCTATTCTGACTGGTGATCTCACTGTGCTCGATTGGTTTCTAGAGGAATGCTCATTCATGACTCCTAAGATGGATGGCGCTCCTGCTATTGTGTGGGGCAAGAATCCTGCGACTGGTAAATTCTTTGTCGGCACTAAATCTGTATTCAACAAAGTAAAGATTAAGATCAATGAAACGCATGATGACATTGATCGCAATCATACTGGCAATGTTGCTACTATTTTACATAAGTGTTTTGATTGCCTTCCTCCATTCGATGGGATTGCTCAAGGTGATTTTTTGGGGTTTGGTGGTGATAATACTCTTACTCCCAATACGCTTACTTACGTTTTTCCTGAGATAATCGCTGAGGATATTGTTGTTGCTCCGCATACATTGTATGCCTGTGAGGATGGTGAAGAGTTGAAAGATGCTGAGGTCGTCCACATCGGCGACTACATCTATGACCTTTTCCATGACACTGTGCGGTGCAAGTTTGTGCAACCCCGTGCATGGCAACACGATGAGGATTTTGATGAGATTGTAGGTTTTGCCCGTCAGATGTCTCAGTTAGTGACATTTGCCGACAAGAAAGAGGCAGCACAACTCAAGAAAGATCTCAACGCATGTATTCGCGAAGGTCGTAAGATTTCACCTGAGACTTTCAACAACTCTCGTCTAGTAAGCTTTTGGTTTCTGGTCAAATCTATCAAAGACGATATGCTTTTCCTCTGTTATGATGATGGTCCTGAGTCCTTCATTGTTGATCCCAATGGTATTGACTGTGAGCATGTGACTGAGGGATATGTACGCACCAATCAGTTTGGTTGTTACAAACTGGTCAATCGTGAAGTATTCAGTCATGCCAACTTCAATATGGGTATCAATAACTGAAACCTCTAAAATGTCCTAGGTATATGGATACCACTCAAACCAAAACTTACACACTCTTTTCTGATCTAATGACTGCTACTGTGACTCAAACCAAACCTGAATTCTTGACTGAGGCACTCATCGAAGTGCTCAATAATCAATGGAAAGTTGATGCGATTGAGTCTAGTAGCAGTGTCTATACTCAACTTGAGATGGAGATTGGTCGCAAATATATCAAAGTCTGGTCCTATCTTGTTGGTATTGAAGGAAGACTCGGCGGACGCTCTTGCTGGATGTTTGTTGACAAGAATTCTGGTGAATGTTACAAACCTGCATCTTACAAAGCACCTGCAAAGGGTGTGCGTTATCTGATCACTCAACTGGCAGATAACCCTCATATCTGTGATGCTTACGGATCTTTCCTCTATCTCTGATTTATTATGAAACCCGAAAAAGATTATGCTGATGTCTACATTAAGGCATACAAAATTGTCTATATTGACAAGAATTACAAGAGAGTCCATCAAAAGAAAAAAGCACAATGAAAACTTTTGCAATCGTCAGTATTGTTTGTTGCGTTATTGGATTGGGATTGGATTTGTGGGATGTATATGTTTATGACTCAAAATTAGCAACTGACATTTTATTCTTCTTTACTTTGTTTCTCTTTAA